TTAGATATACATATAACAAATAATTTACATATAAAAGATACAACATTCTATATGCAAAAAAATATTGTTTTTAGGAGGTGAACTATAGAATTATATGTATTCAATCTATTGTCTTATATAGATAATAAGATATTTTTTTAAGATTATAAAAATATTATATGCGAGAGGAGTAAATATGAAAATTATAGACAGTACAATTATTGTAGCTTTAATTTCAATGGCTGGAACAATCATTGGTTCTATGATAGGTGTTATGAAATCAAATGACAAAACACTATACAGAATTGAACAATTAGAAAAGAAAGTTGAAGCTCACAATAATCTTGTTGAACGGATGACAATTGTTGAACAAGAAGAAAAATCCAACGAACAACGAATCCAAAGATTGGAGTGTGAAAAATATGATTAATTGGAAAATAAGATTTAAAAATCCTGTGTTCTATATTCAGCTAATAGTTTCAATAATCTCATCTATTTTTGCCTATATGGGAATAACAGCCTCTGAAATAACGTCATGGTATAAACTATTTGAGATTATTCGTCAAGCTTTTTCAAACCCATATATAATTTTTATTATGGTTATAAGTATTTATAATTTTTTAATTGATCCTACAACAAAAGGTATAAGTGACAGCAAAAAAGCTATGACATATGATGAACCTAACATATAAAAAGGAGAATTGAGGATGAACGTTTTATTAATTGCAGGTCACGGAAATGGTGACAGCGGTGCTATCGGCAATGGTTATGAAGAAGCTGAGTTGACTAGAGAATTTGTTGTATTGCTAAAAGAAAATTTAAAATCTTTTTGCAATGTAACATTGGCAGATACTAATCGTAATTGGTTTGAATTCTTAGGTTCTAATAATTATGATTTTTCAAAATATAACTACGTTTTGGAAATTCATTTTAATTCAGGAGGTGGCTCTGGAAGTGAAATATTTGTTACTACAGCTGAAAGTGGAATAACTGTTGAAAACGAAATTCTAAAAAACTTATGTAATTGCGTTAAATATCACAACAGAGGTGTCAAAAGAAAAGATTTCCGTGTTATTTCAAAAATAAAATCTCAGGGAGTTTGTTCGGCATTGCTCGAGGTATGTTTCATAGATAACAGCAATGATATTGAAATATATCAAAAAAACAAAAATAAGCTTGCTACTGCAGTTGCAAAAGGAATTGCAACTGGATTCAATTTAAAATATATTTCGGATAAAAATAGCCCCCATAGTACAGATGTTTCTGAAAAAGCAAAAGATGCTATAGATTGGTGCTCTAAATACAATATATTGCCTCCAGATATTATATCAGACATGGATGATCAAAAAATATTATTATGCATTGGTCTATATAACACAGTTAAATTTTTAGCAGAACATATTTAATTTTATGTTCTGCAATTTAACAAAAAATATCTTAAATTATATATTATACAAAATTAAAGGGAGAATTTATTATGATAAATAAAAATGATCTTATTTCTATTATAGTAAAACCTACTAATGCCTGTAATCTACGTTGCAAACACTGTTATCACGCTGGAACAGGTTATGATAATGAACAAATGTCAGACAAAATGCTAGAGAAATTAATTTCTTCAAGCGTGCCACATTTTTCAGGTATACACTATATCTGGCATGGTGGTGAACCTTTAAGTATGCCTCTGACATTTTATAAACGCGCTCTAGAATTAGAACAAAAATATAAACATAACCCTAACCAAAATATTAAAAATAGCATGCAGTCTAACGGAACTTATGTCACTGAAGATGTTGCAAAATTTATTGCAGATAATAACATTTTAATTGGATTTTCATTTGAAGGTCCATACAATGACTTTTTGCGAAGTCATACAAATATGACCTTAAAAGGATATGAAAATTTAAAAAAATATAACATTATCCCTGGTACTATAGCTGTTGTAGGTAAGCATAATATTAATAACTTAATTGATGTTTATGAATATTTCCGCAATAAGAATCAGCCTTTAAAACTTAATACAATATTTGCATCTGGATCTGCTAAAGAAAACGAGGATATTTTATTAACAGATCCAGAATATTATGCAGAAAAAATATGTGAATTATTTGATTTATGGCTATTTGATACTACTACCGGAATCAGTATAAGTCCCTTCTATAGTTATGCACAATCTGTTATATCTGGCAAGCCAAAATACTGTACACACAGTAGTTGTCTAAAACATTGGTTAAGTGTACATTCAAACGGTGACATATATCCCTGCGGAAGATATTATCCTGAAGAGTATCGTCTTGGAAATATAATGGGCTTTAATGATCTACATGATGTTTTTGAAACAAAAACTTACTAAATTTCTGATTATCTTTTCATAAGTTGGTAAATGCCGATATATCCCGTATTTTAGGGCTTTATCGGTATTTTCTTTTTGGAAGATACCTTGCATAAGCTGGCATTTACCAGCATGAAAATGCAACCAAAAGTAGTAAATGAGTAGTAAATATAAGCTCCGATATTAACAAGCCAGTCTTTCCAGTTCTGCTTTTGCAGATTGAAATGTACCGTGTGCATAATAGCCAAGTGTCATGGTTATGTTAGCGTGTCCCATAAGATATTGCAGGGTGTTTGGGTTCATTCCTCTGTTTGCCATATTCGTACAGTAAGTATGTCGGAATGAATGTGGTGTGATGTTCGGTAACTTGTCCGTGTGATACTTGTTATACTTCTTAATTAGTCCTCGCACCATGCCCTCATAGTTTCCTGCAACTTTAGGTAAGCCCTCACGGTTCAAGAATAGGAAATTGCTATAACCACCTACAATCAACGGTTGTGCCTTTCCTCTGTTCTTTAGTATTCTTTGGATTGCTTGATAAGCCCGTTCTGTCAATGGAAGTTCTCGTTTTCCGTTTTTGGTCTTTGGCGTTTCAATATAGTAGCCGATTTCGCTGTCTTTCAATAACTGGTGGTCTATATTGAGTATTCTGTTCTGCATATCAATATGCGTCGTTAGTCCGCAAAATTCAGAAATACGAAGTCCCGTTTCCAGCAGAAGCACAACCTCATCATAATACTTGCTGTAAATCTTATCCTTTTCCATAAAGGCAAGCAGGCGTTCTTCCTGCTCTGGTGTAAGGATAACTTTCTGCTCCGTATCATCTTCCAGAACATCACTTAGCTTAAATTCAAACGGGTTCTTTCTGATACAGTCGTCTTGTATCGCCATGTAAAATGACGCTTTCAAGGAACGCTTGTAGTTATCAATCGTTTTATAGGCGTATCCTTTTTCGCTCATTCTGATAGCCCATTCTTTAGCGTCCGACTGCTTAACAGTATCAATCGCCCTCATACCCAATGGGTCATTTTTCAGAGCGTTCATAAGATACTGTCGTCCTTTTTCAGTAGCCCTCTTGATGTTCTTTCTTTGGCTGTTCTTCTTGTCGTAGAGCTGGCAGACTGTCATTTTACCGCCTGCTGTATCGATACCGTCGTTAAGGTCTTTTTTAATCTGTGTTTCTTTTTCCCTCAACGATATATCATCACGCTTTCCAGCAGGTGTCTTGTCTGTCGGTACAAGTTTCCAAGAATAGATAAATTGTGGCTTTCCGTATATATCGGTATATTTATAAACGTATCTTCCGTCTTTTCGCTGGCTCTCTCCATTACGCAAATTGCGATTTTTACTGTCTTTTCGTTTTACATTAGACATAGTGTAAAGCTCCTTTCCGTCATGGAACGAGCCGTGATACGCTATATTTATTATACCATATCTACGGCTCAATGACATTAGATTTCGTCCAATGTATCTATGATTTTTTCAAATTGTTTTCGCTTAATCTGAATACGGTTGCCGTTCACGATAACCCAGCCAGCGTCAAGATTTTCTTCGGCTAATTTACGCAATTTCTTTTCGCCAATGCGGAAGTATTTGGACGCTTCTTCAACCGTCAGCGTATATTTTTCCCAAATAGGCACATCAGTATTGTTCATAATCTATGCACCCCCCTTTACTGTGTGTCGTTTTTTACAAGCAGGCAGACGGCTTTGGAAAGCTCCATTAGTATCTCAACTATTCCCATTCTTGTGGGCAGAACCGCACCATGCGGACGTATCATTATTCTGTGAGGATAGGTCGTGGCAAAACAACTTTTCCAACAGTCGCTCTCGGATCACTGCGTGGGTCGCTCGCTTTCTTTTGAAAAGGTCGTGGCGTACAGTCCCCGTGGCTCGCCATCTCACAAACGTATCTGTCTGCTTTATTCAGTTGTCAAAGAGCTGTGGTGAAAGCGTGTTGCTTTCATATAAAAGCAGGTGGCAGAGCAGGAAAGAGGGGGATATTAAATCATGCTCCGCTAAAAACTGCTTATTCTTCTGGTTCTAAGTCCATATCTTCAATATCAAAACCTAAAATCATTTTGATAAGTGCTTCTCTGATACGTCCTTTTAATTCCATATCTACAACGATATAAACATTGCCGTATTCATCATAAAGTGAACGCAAACAGCACTTTGATATGTAAGGGTCATAAAATGCCAGTAATTTTTCAATCGCTTTTTCGTTTCCGTCCATAGCTGATGAAATCAAGTAATAAGACGGTTTCTTAAATAACTGTTTCATTTTCTAATGTTCCTCCTTGAGTATTTTTTTCATAGTTTCCAAAGCGTGATGTCGGTTTCTAAATACACCGCTTTGCGTGATTTTCTGCAAGTTGGCAATTTCACTTTCTGTCATTTCCAAGAAGTAATACATCAACAGAGTATTGCGTTTTCTTTCTGGAAGTTTCTTCAAGGCTTCTGCCAATTCATCATCAAGGACACGAATATCAATGCCACATACTGAAAAGATTGTATAATCTGTTTCGTAGTCGTCCCAAACAGCCATTTTATCAACAAGGACATCTGGCAATTCGCTGAAAGATATTTCTTTATTCTTACGACGGTTTAATTCCTTGTAATAATCTTTCACGACACTACGGACAACTTTCTTTAAACAACTTTCAAAACGACATTGAACTGTTTTCTGGAAGTCAGACGGTTTCATCAATCTCACCTCCTTTCCTTTATGATTTGAAAAGTGTTTATCCCTCTTTCCGCACCATATAAGGACAGCTAGGTGTGATTTAATGACCTCTTTTGAAAAATTTTTTAAATTTTTTCGGGTATGAAAAAAGCCCGCACAAAACATATAGTCTGTACGAGCCTTTAAAGCTAAAACATAGTAATATTGTATCATTAAGAATCACAAATCACAAGTGATTTGTGATTAATCACTTGTGATTTGTGATAAGTGATTTGTGATTAATATATAAAAGCCCTCTTTAAAGGGCTTTTATGTTTATTTTGAAAAAGAGATAAAATCAATATATCCCTTTTCCCCAATTTTTACAACGGCATTGTAGGGCTTTTTCTCTTTGTTTTTGATTCCTTTTACCAGGGTTTCTTTTCCCTCCAGTAATTCTTTTACATTCGTTTTGGTTAGTTTTTTCTTTCTAAAATGTTCAGCTAAAGTAAACTTACATTCAGGATAATTTGAACAACCATAAAACGATTTTTTTAATACAATATTGTTGCCACACTTAGGACATTTTCCTACAAGGGGTCCCGAGCGCTTAGTGGGAATTTGTACCCCTTATCGATACAAATTCCCCGTAGGCGCTAGGGACCTCTTTAGCTCCTTGGAAGCTGTCAGTAGTATACCTAATAATTTATCTACATTCCCTTTAGTAACGTGTAACTTTCCAAATTTACAAAAGCGACTCATAGAATTATTTCCTCCCGTTAAATAATAGATAACTATTAAAAATAGACAATACTTGCTCATAAGTAACGGTACTTAAATT